TCTGCCGTTGTAACTGATAAACGAGCAATTCCTGCATGATTTCGGCATTTTTATCGTCTTCTTCTGATGCCCCCTGTACGGTAACAACTTCGTCACCGCCAGTAAAGACTTTAATCAGAGAAGGTAACGCCCATTCAATCGTATCTGTAACGTCTGTAGATACCAAAGACGAAACCTTGGACAGGCGAGGAAATTTGCGGGCGTAGTAATCCTGGTCGGCGTAGTAAATCTCGTAACGTTCTTTTACTGTTGGAAGGATTACAGAATCTTGGTAATTTTCAGCATCAGAAATATCTCTCTGAATAGCAGTTACTAAGCTTTTGTCAATATCATCTATTGACGGATTTTCTTTATTCTGAAGAAAACTCACTAAATCCCCCCTTACACCTGTCTATTTACAATCGTCGGTGGCTTAAACGCAGAACCAAATATCTCCCCATTATCTAAAAGCACCAAAGAGCGTTTCCCCCGACCACGTGTAGCGTCATGGTATTTGCCCTCATCTCTAGCTTTTAAATATAAAGTATGGGTGTATTTACCAATATATGGAAGGATGGAAGTTACACGGTTTACATTAACCATAAAACCAAAACCTATACCTAAAAAGGGGCCGTTTTCATTATTTAAGCCTATCCTTGTTTCTAAAGCTCCTTTTGACATAACTCCTCCTCTATTACAAATAAATACCTCCCCCGCCACGAGGAGGCCCCCTTTTGCAAATGAAAACAAGGAAAACCTTATTTAGCATAGGAAAAGCAGGGTATATTTTAAGAAGTCCCCGTAGAGATACTTCCTTGGCTGTTAAAATTTCAGGCTTATGCAGTCACGTCTGACCAAACCAACCTTAAAAAGTATGCCCGTCCGTTTAGGATAGAGCTACTTTCGAGGGTCTACCCTCCCAGCATAATTTAATGGTTTCTTTCTTGGCGAGGACTGATAGATTCGAACTACCATTAAGGGTTTTGGAGACCCCTGTTCTTCCATTAAACTAAATCCCCAAGATATTCTCTTACCAAACTCTCCTGCCGTAGGATACAAAGTTCAGAGAAAAGCTTTAATCACCTCCTTTCAACTACGGCAAAGTAATATTTGCTTTAGTTGTCAAAAGGTATCACCTCTTTCAAAGTGTTTATTTACATACTCCCGGCGAATGGGATATCTTCCCCACCGACTTTTTCATAACTGCTAACGGGAGCAAAGTATACTTGGTCTTGGTATGCCAAAGCATCAATTAAATCATCGTGTAAAGATTTAGGGAAAGCAAGAAGTTCTCCTTCTAATTCTCCGAGAAAGGAAGCTCCCATGGGGAACCATACCGTACCTGCTTTAAATCTTGGCTGGATGGCTTTAATACGTTCTTCCTTCTTTTCTTTTGCTTCCAAATCTTTTACCGTGAACCAGACATTCCTCTTAGGCATTTCCTTTTCTACAAAGTGGGATAACGCCGCTTGGTACGCAACCTTTTCCATTCCTACATATACTGGCTTATATCGAACCACGGCATCAAAGATGGCATCAATCGTATCGGAAGGATTCCACCGTCCGTAGTTGATATCGAGGATAAACCAATGGTTATCGGAATTAACTCCTACCGTACATACAACCGTGTAGTCGGCAGTTTCTTTTTGGGAAATAGCCAAGTCAACCGTAGTGAATATATTCATATCCTTTGTAGTTACTTCTTCCGGCTTGTAGTATTTAAAATATTCCTTTTTGAATAATTGGCTTTCGGGGGAAATAGCAATACACATTTTTTCTCTTTCCCACACATCCAAGTTACCGATACGACGAAAGGCTTCCCGTTCAGCTTTGATTTCGTCTGAACTCCATCGTTCGGGCCATACGGAATTTCCTTCTGCGTCTAAAATAGGAATGCGGACGCCAATAAACTTCAAATCCTTCTGATTTTCAATAACCCTCTCTATTAAGCATTTCTCACCTAAGTTATTGCCAATCATAAAAATTCTTGTTTTCTTACCAAGGAAGTTTACATCGGATAAAAACCATTCCCAGTCGGATTCTTGTACTGTATCCGATTTAGCATCTTCAATATCCTGCGGGTCATCTATTAATACAATAGACGGACGGCAGTCATGTACATTCAAACCACGGATAGAAGCCCCTTTGCCATAGGCTTCAAAGCGCACCCACATCTCCTCTTGGTTTTCGTCTGTTACCACTACTTCAAACCCAGTCTGGGATTGTTCTACAATCTTAACCAAATTCATAGATAATAGTTCGTTACTCAGCCATTCATCTTCTATTTCTTTTAATCTCTTGCTAGCCAATCTTTGGTTAGCCATAATAAAGACTACGTACCGGTTGTCTCTAGAAGGGAATGTAAGGCAATGGAAGGGGAAAGCTCTAAGAACGACCCCGGAATTATGAGTTGGGATACATCCTGTACCGCATAAAAATAATCCCGTAGGACTGTCAACCTTAATACACATGGTTGGGACAGATTTGCAAGGGGTTACTTTCTTTACGGTTCTCATTTTTGACCGGGCATCTTGTTTCTCTTGGATTAAATAATTCTTCCTCTTTAACCTTAGGAATTTATTTGTTGTTTTAAAGGAAATGTCAAAATGTGGAAAACATTCTTTCCCATATAAATAGGTTTTGCTTTCCGTCATAGTACATTTAAGCCCAAGGCTTTTAATTAAATAAAATGTTCCTTCGGCTAATCTTTTATTCGTATTAGTAAAGGTGATAGTCCCTTTCTTCGTCCCCGTCTTAGCAATAGTCCCATCACTATCAACAAGTCCCGCCAATAAATCCCATCGGTTTGCCTCGCTATCGTAAAAATATTCCTCTGGGATATGTTTGTCGTGGAATAATTTTAATCTTTTTAATTCTGCCCAGAAACCACTTTGGAATTTAATAACAGCTGCCCCTTCTTCCTTACGAACAGTTTTTTGTTTCCAATCTAAATTATCTAAGGTGTTTTCTAAATCTTCGTACCCAGATGTTATTTCTGCGGCTTTGTTATTTCCATCCCCTAACCACATCCCTAAATCATAGGGGGAAATAATGTGCCCCTTCTGAGGGAATTGTAACGCTCCTCCTAAAGGTATTCTAAAAGCTTTCTCCTGATACCCTCCCTGAGGATTCCCTAAATTCTGTTTGCCATACATTGTTAAGGTGTCTATTATATTCCAACGACGTTTACGTTTATCCCAAACATCCCAGAGATGCCCTGCATCACAAACAATTTTTTCTCCGTCGTCGAACTCTACTTCAAAGCATGGGTGGTTATTGAATATTTTAGAAGTGCTACCAACAAGAACAGGGTCTCCATTTTCATCATATACGTAATCCCCAGCGTTGAGCTTTCCCATTTGTTTATACCCATTGGGTGTCGGAATTAAAGTATATATAGAAAGAGCTTTTCCTGATTCCCGGAAGCCTTCTACTGCATAGTGATTTTTACCATGTAAAAGGATATTTCCCCATTCCTCTTGGAATGTAGGGGTCTTTACTTCATCCTCAACGGGGAGAAAAACTCTTCTGAATAACATCAAATCATCTTTGGCTGATGCAAATAACTGCGCCATTTGTTTTTGTTTGTCATTCATTATATATCCCCCTTTCCGCCGTGATTTGATTCCTTGGGAATCAAGACTTTGCCTTGATTAGCCATGTTAAACAGTAAAACTGTTTAAATGTAGTTCACCTGTATTGAGAGTATTCTCCATTCCCGTATGACAAACTGTCTATTTTAACTTGTTTTTAAGGATTTATTCTACCATTTTGTATATTTCTATCATAGATTCCCGTGTTTAGACAGTAATTCCCGTATATTTAAACAGTTTTACCAAGGAATTTTTAAAATATTTTTTGGAATCCCCTTTTTTTTATTTATAGTACCCCTTAAAAAGAAGCCCCACCCCTCTTTAAATGGCTCTAAATTGTTAAAAATGGCTCTCTCAAGCACGTTTTTTAGGTATAACTACTGTCTTAGGTATAATTACCCTAAGAGAATATATAAGGCTAAAAATAGCCTTTGAGGGCGTTATTTTTAATTAAAATGGTAAAAAAATTAACATACGTGAGTGTACTAACTTCCCTAATTATCGCCGTGCCGTGCCAGTACCCGCAAATACGAAGCCCCACCCCCACAAAGGGGCAAATGATGGGGGGGTAGGCAAGAATGGCTTAACCATGCGGTTTATGGGCTGTTTATTTATGTATAGTGGCTACAAATGGCTTAGTTATGCGGTTGATGCAGTTTTTATGTGGTTTGATATACTGTAACCATCCCAAGCGGGACGGAAACGAAACGCAAAGGACGCCCACCGAGCTGGGTTGTAGGAATACAAGGTCGGCTCGACGCAATAGTAAAAAGAAAAAAAATAAAGCCCCAGCCGTGAGGCAAACGGGTTGTTCTTTGAGAACAGAATATGGTATCTTCCACCGGAAACGGTGGGAGTTGGCGACATAAAAAAGTTGCCGTGGTACCCGATGAAAACGGCTTAACCAAGCCGTTGGAGGGCTAAGCGTCAGATAGCCATGGTAGGCGGCGTGAGATTCGCGGTGTTGTTGCCTGAACTGGCTATTTAGTAGCCGGGAATGATAACGATTCTAATGGCATATTAAGTTGCATGCCTAGTGAGGGATTATCAATAATCAGAGGTACGTATGTATACTAGTCGTATCGAGGCTAAGGACCGGGAACGGTGCTTCTGGTTATGGTCGATGTGTCTAGGGTATGGGAGTAGCGGAAAGATACTTCTTATACTCTATATACTGTAACCAAAGGAACGGAATGTAAGTTTTTTCGCCCCGCTCGGAGTTGTGAAAAGACTTACATTTTAGACAAATAGATTGTCGTGCCGGGGGACGTTAAACACCGGCCCATGCTCAATTAAGAGCAATTAAATGTATCCCGAGAAATCGGAGAATGGAGAGGGAAAAATGAAATATTACATTTTGGAAAGTTGGGACGGGGTTCTATTTTTTGGAGGTGGTATAGAGAAAGAGGAATGTTAATCACCGAAAACAAAGAAAGAGGGAATAAAAACATGACAACAACAAAAGAAATTAAAAACGAAGATTTGGTGCGGCTTTGGAATACATACTGTGATGTAGAGCACCGTCCCAAGGAACTTTTTGGTTTCAAAACCCGTTATGATTCTTGATTTCCCGGTAGAGAAATCCGCAATGGATTGTCTCTATTTTCTTTGGAACGGGTACTGGGAAAGGAAGTGTTAATCATGACAGAATTAAAAAATTTAACCCCCCACGAAATTAATATTTTCGTGGACGGAGAACATTATATGGACATCCCTGTTTCTAGGATAATTGCAAGATGTTCCCAGGGTTTTTCTTGTAAGGGGGGGTAGAAAATGAAGTACGAAGAATATATTGTTGACGGCGTTACCTATTGCCGTATCAATAAAACAGAGGCAAGAAAGATATACAATCAAGGAAGAAATGTATATCTTTGCCCTGTTCATATGAGATTAGATAGCCCATGGTCGGGAATACCTTACATAAATAATAAAAAGGATATGAGAGCAACTTTTAATGACCGTATATGCCAATACGAGATTTACAACTGCGACAGCGAACGCGGACAATACCTTAAGTACTTTAGGGAGGAAATAATTATGAGAAAAGAACAAGTTGTAAAAAAATCGAATGAATTGTGGCTTAAAGTCTGCAACAAGCCGGGGTGGCGTCGTGGCGTATGCAAATACGCCTACATCATTCTACGGCATGTAGATGACGATGTGGAATTACACCAGCTGGGGCTTTCAAAAGTCCTTTTAAATGGGGCGGAAAACTGGAAAGAATATTCTTACGGGGGTTGCGCCCTTATTTATGACGGTGATAAAGCGGAAGCATTATGCACCCAAAAAATGCTAGAAAA